GAGGTTGTTGCATAGTATACTGTATCCGCTGCTGTTTAACAAATTATCAATAATTGGTTCAATGTCTATGTGCATTCCAGTGTGTCGTATCGTAATAAATTTTATCACACTTAGAGCATTATAGAACCCAGACAACACTGTCATTTTTGCCAAATCTTGCTGATCAAACGAAATACATTTTTTGGGAATTTCGCTTACATAAAAATCAAAATTTGGATTAATCCTTGTGGATTTTACGTATTCAAATTGAAATTTGCGTTGATACTCAGGATCATACACCGCAGGACTGGCTGGCAATGGTTCATTTAAAAATACAATGGGTAGTATATTTTTTTGAGTTATTTGTCGCAGAGTTTCCCGCCAGGTCAACGGCGTTTGTCCAGGTAATCCATAAATTAATTGTGCTTTCACAATCAACTGCGGATGTCGTGTGGTCAGTTCATCTGCCATGGCTGCATGAGTTTCCCAGCCCACATCGGGCCGATCAATGTTTTTCAATATTTCCTCATTGGTGTCTTGTATAGAAAAGTTCAGCGTCTTTTGCACTAGACCACTTTCGGCCATGATGTTGAAAATTTTCAAGTTGACGTCTTTGCGTAGTTTGCTGTAGTTGCCACTGATTTTAAATCCAGCATTGTGTTGCAGATTTTTTTGTGCAAAGTATTCAATCATGTCAACATCTTCGTCATACTGTCCAACATTGGCATCTGACAGATAAATTTGTCTGATTCCCAGTTCATAAAATAGATCAATTTCTTCCCGGTAGGTATTCTTGCGTCGAGATATCTTGTTTCCTAATCCGCTGTTCCAATCACAAAATGTACAAGAATACGGACATCCCCTGGTCAATGTGTATGGCAAATACAGTGTTCCGTTACGGTCTAAAATTGTGCGGGTCATCTCAGCAAACAATTCTCGATTGTGTGTAAAAGGACTGGTACTGATCATTTTTACAAATTTATAATCTGCTACAATAGGCAAATCAGTATGGTGATTTACCCAGCCACAGTTGGATGTGTTGAATGCAATCAGTGGAGTTTCAGTAACTAGACTTTTAATAATGTCTGCAAATGCCTGTTCTCCTGCACCGTACACTGCATAGTCAATGTAAGGGTGCTTGATAAAAAAGTCAGGGTCAAGATTGACATTGATGCTGGGACCACCTGCAATGACTTTGACATGGGCAGGCAACTGTGATCTAATTTGAACCAGTTGATTTATCAAGTATTCGTGATTCCAGATATAATGACTGGTGCAAAGAACGTTTGGTTGATATTGATCAATGTATATCAACAATTCATCATTGGTCATTGTTTGTTGAACAGGCACTAGCCATTCTAGTTGCTTGGCAATTTCTGGATATGTTATATCAACATAGGTTTTTAGATGCAACACAGCCGGATATAACCAAGACTTTGTTCCACCAGCGTGATACAGCAATATTTTTAACTTTTTATTATTTACAGATATCATAGTGGTATTCATCAAGCCAATTCAGCATATAGTTTCATAACGTAATGAAATAAGATTTTTTCTCTGGCCAAATGAGATAACTGTTCTTTTTGATCATCTGGTAACAAGTTTTGAACTTGCAAAAGAAATTTCTCGTGGTTAATCAACTCTACACCATGGTACCCAACTTCACAAGAATAATTTGCAACATTTCCTGAAAAATCTTGAGTGAGATAAAAAATTTGTTCGTTGGACCAATTTTTATAAAGATTGTCACATAAAATACGATATCCTTCGCTGAGCAACAAATTATCAATTATAAATTCAGTGTCTATTCGCGATCCAACATGTTGTATCATGGTTAAATTTATTAGACTAATTGCCTCGCATATCCCTGATAATATAAACATTTCTACTAGATCATGTTGGCTAAATGAAACACACTTTTTAGGAATTATACCTACATAATAATTTTGTTGAAAATCTTTACGTACAGCCTTGTCGTATTCAAATTCCCATTTCTTTTGGTATTCTGGATCATACATGGCAGGACTGGCTGGCAATGGTTCATTTACAAACCAAATTGGTAACATATTTTTTGCAAGAATTTGTTGCATGGTCTGTCGCCACGATTCAACTGTTTGTCCAGGCAATCCACAAATCAACTGAGTTTTGACAATCAAGTGAGGATATTTCCCTCGCAATTCGTCAGCCATGGCTACATGTGTCTCCCACCCCACATCCGGACGATCAATGTTTTTTAATACTTGTTCATTGATGTCCTGTATGGAGAAGTTCAAAGTCTTTTGCACAAGACCACTTTCGGCCATAATGCTAAACATTTTCAAATTGTTTTTTTTGTTTAACTTGCTATAATTTCCTGATATACGAAAACCTGCATTTTCTTGCAGATTTTTTTGAGCAAAGTATTCGACCATGTCAACATCTTCATCATATTGTCCAACATTGGCGTCAGACAAATAAATGTTTTTAACTCCTAATTTGTGGAACAAATCAATTTCTTGTTGATAGGTGTTTTTGCGCCGAGACACTTTGTTTCCAAGTCCGCTGTTCCAATCACAGAATGTACATGCATACGGGCAACCTCTTGTGAGAGTGTACGGGACCCACTCAGCTACGTTAGTCACATTTTTTTTCTTGGCATTTGCAACCATACGCCCAAATAGTTCTGCATTGTGTACAAAAGGACTGGTCTCTAACATCTTTACAAACTTGTAATTGGCCACATTTGTTTTTCCAGTTTGATTGTTTTTCCAGGCACAGTTGGATGTGTTGAATGCAATCATGGGCGTTTCTAATACCAAATGACTGACAATGTCTGCAAATGCCTGTTCGCCTGCACCGTACACTGCATAGTCAATGTAGGGGTGTTGATCAAAAAAATATTTGTTGTTGTTGACATCAATGCTGGGACCACCTGCAATTACTGCTTGAATATGCAGTTTAGGCTTGATACGAGCTAACTGATTGATTAAAAAATCATGGTTCCAAAGATAATGACTGGTGCATAAAATATCAACATTGTTTTGTTTAATATGTTGTAGTAACTCATCGTCAGTCATTGCATCTTGTATAGGCAACAACCATTCTAATTTTTCTGCTAGTTCTGGATACAGCGTATCAATATATGTTTTAAACACCAAAACATTAACTTTGATCCAACCTTGCATTCCAGTTTGATAAAATAATATCCTAGTTTTTTTTTGTGAAAAAAAACTGCTTGGGCTACGCGACATGTTGTGTTAATGTTTTTTCTTGTAATCTTCTACAGCAGCCTTTATAGCATCTTCAGCAAGAATAGAACAATGAATCTTGACTGGTGGCAATGCGAGTTCTTGAGCAATCTCTGAATTTTTAAGAGCTGCGGCCTCGTCAAGCGTTCGTCCTTTAACCCACTCGGTAACAAGAGAGGATGAGGCAATCGCACTTCCGCATCCGTACGTTTTGAATCTGGCATCTGTTATAATTCCGTTTTCAACTTTGATTTGCAGTTTCATCACATCACCGCAAGCAGGTGCACCTACCATGCCTGTACCAACAGTGTCGTCAATTTCAAACTTGCCCACATTGCGTGGATTTTCATAATGATCAATTACTTTTTCTGAATAAGCCATGTGATATTCCTTCGCTGATTATAGCGTATTTACTGATAAATGTCAACCGGAATGGGTTACTTGTTCATTCCGCGTTGCATGGCGGATTTGGCCGAGGCGGCCACAATGTCTTGTGCTTTGTTTACGGGCATTTTGGGTGCTACGTCGGGAGCCGCACCTTTGTATTTGATCACTCGGGGATTGTTAGGATCCATGGGTTCTAGCACACTGTCCAAGGGAGGCTGACTCACAATGCTCACAATGTTTTTTTCACTAACAGGAAAACCTAAACTGCGAGCGGCTGATATAAATGCATCTGTGCTGATTTGTTTTTGTGCATTTTCATCGTCAGCACGACCTGAAAGAAAATCCACTAGACCTTGCAGTTTGGCTGGATCTAGTGGTTTGCTGTTTTCGACTTCGTCGATTCTCATTATCTACGTGCTCGGCCCAATGCTGCTTTGGGTGCTGGTGCACCAGTTTCAAGGTCAGCACCTATATCGGCTCCAACATCAGCACCTATATCAGCACCTATATCAGCACCTATATCGGCACCCATTTCGGCACCAGGTACTGGTGGAGGTGTCGCACCTGGCATACCGCTGGCGGCCATGCTGGTGTCTAGTGCGGCAGGTTGTCCTGTGACCACACCCAATGCTGTCTCCAGTTGTTGCTTGGCACCTTGTAAGTTTTGCACAAGTCCTTGCAATGCACCAGTGACGTCAGTGTTGAACTGTGTGGCTTGTTCCATGCCAATTTGATTGCGAATTGAATCAACTAATGCAGGCAATTCTTTGAATTGCATTTCAGTGGTGTCTTCCAACATGCTTTGCATTTTGTCAACCATGTCTTGTGCAGCCAACACAACTTGTGCTTGTTGAACTTCTGATTCTTTCAAGAACTGGTATGCTCTACGCAGACGACTTTCGGCAGCCATCATTGCCTGACCAGCCACCATTTTTTGTTCGTCTGGAGTGAGAGTTTGTCCTGCTGCGCTTTTCTTCAATGCCTGAGCCATTTTAGGATCTTTGATATCCACAGTGTTCTGACTGCCCGATGGTGGAGGTGTAGTAGCAGTACTAGTGCTGGGATTAGTGCTGGATGAAGTAGGCGGAATTGGAACTTGTTCTTCTCGGATACGACTTGTCAATGCTTGTTCCATCATCACCAGTTTTAAGTACGCAGGGTTGCGTTCACTGGTATGACGGCTGGGGCTACGCTGATGTTCAGCAATGACTCCACGCACACGTTTCAGCATGGCCTGTGCTTCACGCACTGTGAGACGGTTCACAGGCATCTTGGTACCGAAGTAACTTTCAAATACTTTGGCTACTTGGCGGCTCTTTTTTGGTGTGGCCAGTTCGGTTAATTTCATTTGGCAAATCCTCTTAGTTGTAGATATTTAGCCGAATTTAAACATTTTTCAAGTTCTTGATTCAGCAGGGTAAGGTTTTCAATTTTGGGTGCAAGTTTGGTACGCACCATTTCACGGAATTCGGGTCTGTTGCTACAATCCGCTTGTCCACGGCGGCAATGGATGTCAGCTGTCAGCGTTTGTTTTTTGTTGTCTAGTATGCGGATGTTTTGTGCTAGTCGATACTGTTGCAAGTGATCTGCTACACACCAGCTCATGGCAGTTTTTTTACTGCTGAATGTGCTCACAAGATCGTCGCTGTGATACACTGCAAAGCCGGCTGATTCAGGTCGTAAATGATACCTCCCAAATGCGACATATCCACCATGTTCGTCATCAATGATGAGTTCAGTGTACACACGCTTGAGTTCACGCTCGGCAAAGCGTTCTAATTTTTGTTCACGGGTCATAAGGTACGAACGTAATGTGTGGCCAGCCAGCCTACTGCACCCAATAAAACACCAATGATACCTATGCCCCAGGCAATCAGTTGGTCATTGCGTTTTTCGCCCATTTTGCGCACAATGCCATGCACTTCTGTGACCATGTGTTTGACTTCACTGACTTCTTTTTCCACTGTCTCTACTTTGAGTTCCAGCATGCGGTAACGTTCTGCACACAATTCAACATGTGCTTCGAGACTTTTCTTTTCGATGTCAGTGGTATCAACCATGGTCGGGCTCCAATGAGTTATTTACCGTTTGAAACCAAATGTTTTGATTGACGCCTTGTGCATGCAAAGTAGCAGTGACTACTTCTGCTTCGTCTAGGCCTGTGACCATGGGCACACCTTCGCAGTCGCCAACAAGTCCGTCTAAATCATCGCTGCCAAAATTGCTGCCAAGTACACCTTCGGATTCTACGTCAAATTCAAAGTGCCATCCATCAGTGTGTTTTGTAGGTGGCACCACATTCATAGGCTGTGTTCGCAGACTCATTATTTGCAGCAAACTCTCCCAGTTGCGTTGCTGATTACGACTGCGATTCCATTGTTCGGGAGTGTCGATTACTAGGCCTGTTTTGGTAGTAAACGGCAATTGCTGTGGGCGGAGATGTCCTGTGACACCAGTGAAGGTACAATCAAAAAGGGTGCGGCACAAGACTTTCATTATGTGCATATTTAACGCCAAAAAGAAACCCTGGATTTTTTACGTCCAGGGTTGCATTGGAACTAAACTGATTACAGGTTAGTGAATGTTGCACTAGCAGCAACGTTGGCAGTTGGAATACCAATGTTCAAGCCGCCTGTGGCGTTGGCTGTTTGAGCAGCAGCAACCAACTGAGCAGTTGTGTAACCACCAGCTGGGTACAATGCCAGGTTGATAACACCAGCTGCGGCACCTGCTTGATAGAAAGCAATGGTACTGCCAGGTACTGTCAAACCAGCACCTGATTGAACTGCTTGCAACACGTTGTTCAAGTAACCGTTGACATTACCAGCATTAGTAAGTGCAGCGTTTGCTGTGAGTGTGAAGAATTGCAGTTGTGGACCAGACAACATCACTGGGCCTTGGGCCGCAACGTTTGCTGTTCCAGAGATACTACCGTTTGCAACGTCCAGTGCAAATACTGGTTGTGTAGTTCCATTTACTTTTGTAAATTGTGCCATGATAAATTTCCTTTAAAGTTAAGTGGTCTCGGTGGACCTGCTTTTATTTATACCTTTGGTAAAAATTACGCCTGTTGCGGATTGTTTCTAGCCGCATTTCTTGCTGTGAAGTCAAATCTATTTACCGCTTTGCTGTAGCCTGCAGGGGTGGCCATGACCCAGCCTTCGTGCCCGGGATCCTTTAAATCCAGCTGACGCAACACATCCAGTTTCAAGTCATGCAACAACAAGAACAGCGTAAATGCCGCTGCCATGCCTTCGGTGTTTGAGGTAGGACTCTGCAGATATTCCACAATGTTGGCAAATTTACGTGGTGTG